TGGTGTTTTGGACGAACAGGAGCGGGATGCCCACATTGCTCTGGAAGGTGTAAGCCTGCCATTGGACGGCCTGTTTCAGGTGGCCGAGCACACCGCTCCCGCTCCGGGCCTGTTTAACAACCCGGCCCTGGACTGTAACTGCCGATGTGAACTGGAAATCAGCGTAACATGACACAAGTCTTGTGTATGACTTAAAAATCACTTGTATATACCTGAAATTATTTTAGTGCCATCAGTGCCGTTCTTCTCCTCTTTTTGGAGGTTATGGAACGGCACTTTTTTTATATTTCGGGTCCCCGGCCCCGTATTGCCGGAGAACACATTCCGCGGCCCCAACCGCTGTATCAAATGGAGGACATACAAAATGGATTTGAAAACCCTGTTAGGCGACGCCTATAAAGACGACATGACCTTGGAAGACATCAATACCGCATTATCCAACCGCACGTTATTTGACGAAAGCGAACTGGAATCTCGTGTGGCCAACCGCACTGCAGCACAAAAGCGCCTGTTAGACACTGCCAACAAAAAATTGGCAGACGCGTTGGCCAAGCACAACGCCACCAGCGGCGAAAATGCAGATCTCCTGGCCCGTATCGCTACCTTGGAAACAGAATCCATGGAAAACAAACGTGCCGCTGCCATCGCAAGAGAAACGGCATCCTATGTCTCCATGGGCTATCCGGAGGAGCTTGCAAGATCCACGGCTGAGGCATTGGTCGATGGCGATACCGTCACGATCAACGCTAACCTTGCGACCTTTATCACACAAAAAACAGCTGCCATTCGTGAAGAACTGATGAAAAGCACGCCTGCACCTTCTGCCAGCGGCAACACAAGTGCGCTTACTATGGATTACTCCAAAGCCAAACTGGACGCACTCAGCGCCGGTGATGAAGTGGCCTATATGCGTATCTGCCGTGAAGAAATGGAGCAACTTGCTCAACAATGACGGTGATCAAGTCTATCTCCTATGACCAGTCTGAGATCATCAAAAACATTTTAAAGCTGTATGTTCCTGATGAACGCATCGACGTCGACAGCACCTACAGCAGGGGTTATTTCTACAAAAACACTGGCATCGCGGAGCCGCGATACAAGTTTGACATTTCCCCGCAAAGCGAATCTGTTTCGTTCGGAGACAGCCGCAACCTTCCACTCCCTGGCCAAAGTGTGCAGTGCATGATGTTTGACCCGCCGTTTTTGGCCACAACGGGGAAATCGCTTAATGAGGACACAGGAAATATCATCAACCGCCGTTTTGGTGTGTATGCCAGTGAACACGCGCTGCATCAGTTTTATGTAGACAGCCTAACTGAGGCACATCGTGTGCTCAAACCAAACGGCATCTTGATTTTCAAATGCCAGGACAAGGTCAGCAGTGGAAAGCAATACATGAGCCATGTATTTATCGCAAACGCCGCTGTAAAGGCCGGATTTTATCCGAAAGACCTGTTTATTTTGCTTGCCAAATCCCGCTTGGTGGCCAACTGGCAGGCCAAAAACCAAAAACACGCACGGAAATACAATGCTTACTTTTGGGTTTTTGAGAAATCCAGTAAGCGAATACAGTACTTAGCCGAAAACACTTGCGAGAGCGGTTCAGTCGTTCCAGGAGCCATCCACGCAAACTAACTTTCTGGAGGAATGACCATGCCAATCAATATCAATAACTATATCGCGTCAGGCAATCCCGCCTTATACGCCGGTCCCATCCTATTCCGCCAAGGCAGAGCAGACACGCCTTTACTGAGCATGATCGGGAACCGCAGACGCACCACAAATTCCGAAATTTTCATTGTCGGCCAGCACTTTGCATCACCAGTCGCGGGTGACAGCGTTGTGTCCGAGACACAATCGGCAACAGAAATCCCTGATTTCGCGCCTATTGGCCGTAAGCAAACGACAAATGTCACGCAAATTCATACGAAATCCATTGCCTGGACGGACTACGGCACAGGTAACCGTGGGCTGTTAAACGGTCCGAACCTTGCCAACCAACAGGGCAATCCCAATTCGGAAGTAGACTTCCAACGCGCACACAAGGCTCTTGAGCTGGCTCAGGACATTGAATATGCCATCATCAACAGCAAATACCAGTTCCGCGACGGAAACAACAACATTGCCAATCGCACACGCGGTCTACTTGACTCCATCAAGACCAACGTCATGGATCTACGCGGTAATGAAATGAGCTGGCAAGTCCTGAACGAAATGCTAATCGCCATGGCGGACAATGGTGCACCATCCACAGACCTCATTTTAGGCTGTAACGACATCACTGCTACGCAACTTGCTATCGAGGCGAAAGCCGAACACTTCGAGATTGTAACCGGATTAAGTGCTGTCAACGGCATCGCTGTAACCGAGATCCACACTGTCCGCGGTGTTGTTCGTCTTGTGAACCTTCGCTATCTTCCGGACGGCACGGCACTGCTTTTGAACATCGGTGCACTCTCCATCGTAGAGCAACCGTTCCAGAATGGTAACTGGAACTGGATGCGCATTGGCCGTCAAGCCGCATCCGAAGTGGAAATGTTGGCTGGAGCATGGGGGTTAGATTGTGGGTACGAAGGTCTTCATGGGGTCTTTACGGGCATAGCAACTTCCTACTCTCCATACACAGGGACTAAGGTATTCATCGCCAATCAGTCTGTGGAAACTACGGAAGTTGGCGCTACGCTGGATAAAGTCGTCCTTGGTGCAGCACAAGTCGGTGTGGCAACGGCTGATTTAGGTCTGACATACAACACGGAACCTACTGAGGAACCAATCCTTGCCTACCAGTGGAAAATAGGAAGCTCCACTTCTGGCCTATTTTACGACATCGAAGGGGCTACGGATGCTACCTATACGCCTACCGAAGACCAAGTTGGTAAATACCTCAAAGTCGAGGTCGTTTCAACTGGTGGCGCTGTCGGTCAAGTACTTTCCAACGCTCGTAAAATCGCTGCTGCTGACGGCGAATAAGGGAGTGACCGAGGATGTCTCAGCTGGAAAAACTGAAATTGTGGCTGCCTGACGTTGCCGATGACACGTTAATGGAGTCTGCTCTTGAACGAGCCAAGCTGATTATCCTCGAACTTCGCTTCCCTTTTGGTTATTCCGATGGTCAAGACCTGGAACCTCAATACATGGGGCTTCAGGTCGAAATGGCCATTGAATTGATTTCCAAAATGGGCGCGGAAGGCGAAACGGCACACAGTCAAAGCGGCGTGTCACGTACTTATGAAAATGCCGGCATCTCAGATAGCCTAAAGCGTCGGGTCGTGCCGGTGGCCAAAGTGGTGATATACGATGCGGGATCTTAGGCGAAATCAGCTGCAGATCTATTATGCGTTGCGCAAACTTTCCCTTGATACCGATGAATGGGGCAACACCCATGAGGTAAAGGGCTATACATCTCCGATTCCTCTGGCTATTTGTATCTCGGCAAATAAAGGCGAAGCAGAAGCTCAGGCCTTTGGCGCCGATCTGCAATATGACCGCGAGATGGTCACTCATGACCTATCATGCCCCATCGATGAATACTCCCGCCTGTGGTTAGATGGGCGCTCCATTGAGGAAACGCACAATTTTGAAGTAGCTGCCGTAAGTAAGTCCCTGAACTGTATTCGGTATGCCATAAGGCGGGTGAATGTATCCCGATGAGGAAAGTCATCAAGGTGCGGCTTGACCCCCATAGCATCGCCAATGCGGTGACCGAACTGAATGAGTACAAAGCGGACCTGGAACGGCGCATCCGACTCCTGGTCGAGACATTAACCGACCGTGGCGCGGATATCGCCCGAGCGAAAGTAGTTGAAATGGACGCCGTTTACAGCGGAGATCTACTGAAGTCTATTAACAGCTATCTATTTTCTTTCGGTAAGAATCCGGTGGGATTTATCCGGGTCAATGCGGAGTACGGCATATTTGTCGAGTTTGGCACGGGAATCGTGGGGAAAACCAGCCCGTATCACCCCGCCCACAGCGCGTTCGATTGGGAGCATGACGTACATGATCACGGAAATGCCGGGTGGTTCTATCCCGGTGACGATGGAAAGGCTCATTGGACAAAAGGCCAGCCAAGCCGTCCGTTTCTGTACGAAACGGCACTGCGGCTGAAGCAAGAGTTTCCGAAAATCGTCAAGGAGGTGTTTGGATGATCGACCACGAAAATCGGATTTTCGATGCGGTCTCCGAAGCCTTGCGAACGGCATTTGACCCAATTTTTATAACAGGCGTCGAACTGGTGAACACCCCTCCCCAGTTCCCCGCCGTATCTATCGTCCAGAAAAACACAGAGGTCAACACGCGTTATTCCACATTTGACCGGGTGGAGAATGTGACCTCCGAAGAATATGAGTTTGGTGTTTTTTCCAATCTGGAACGTTCGAGGGATGCCAAAGAACAGACCAAGGCCATTGTGTCTGTCATTGACGGGGTGATGGCCAATCTGTATTATCCCCGAACTTTCTGTCAGTTGATTGCCAATGCTGACACTACAATCACCCGCCGTATAACACGATACGCAAAAGACCATGTAACGACGGAGGTATAAAAATGGCTGGAATTGCTCTTTCTACAGCCGGTGTGAAGGTGTGGTACGCCGTTGAGGAAACGGCCAACACTCGCCCGACCGCCGGCTATACACATATATCGGATTTAAAAGAAGTTCCTGACTTCAACCCAGAACCGGAGACCCATGAGGCCACGGATTTAGAGGAAACAGAGTACAAGTTCTATGTTGCCGGTTTAAAGGATGTCGGCGGTGCTCTTGGGTTCCTGGCCAACTTCACGGAAGCTCTGCAAACTCAGTGGGAAGGTATTGTGGAGGCTTATGAAACTGGTATTACATCTCAAAAGCGTATGTGGTTCCAGATCAGCCACCCCAAACTGCCGAAAGCGGTATTCTTCACCGGTGAACCCGCTGCCATGGGGCTTCCGGGTATTGCTGTAAATGGTGTATTGGAAACCACTGTATACATCACGCCGACCAGCGCTCCCATCTGGGAAACCAAAGTTGATCAGTAAGAATGGAGGCTACGCCGATGGCGACGAAAATCACGTTTTCTTATGAGGGCAAAGATTATTGCCTTGAATATACCCGTAAAACGGTTAGACAGATGGAAGAACAGGGGTTCGTGGCCTCTCGTATCGACACAGCACCTATGACCATCCTCCCCGACCTGTTTGCCGGCGCTTTCAAAGCTAATCACAGGTTTACGGACCGTGCGGTGATCGACGCGATTTATGACAAGATGCTGGACAAAAAATCGCTGATTGATACCCTTGCCCAGATGTATAGCGAACCTATTCAGGCCTTAACTGCTGACGGTGACGAGGGAAACGGCATCGCGTGGGCGACGAACTAAACAGCGTCGACCCACACCCACCCCAAACATTCTCGGAAATATTCGATGAGCACTTCCCTTTTTATCTGTCCATCGGCATGTCTTCAGCGGAATACTGGGAAGGCGACCCTTCCCTCCCCCGTTATTTCCGCAAGGCATTTCAAATGCGACAAGAATATGAAAACAACCAAGCCTGGCTCGAAGGCTTGTATGTGTATGATGCCGTGAGCTCCGCTTTGACGCACCTCAGCCCAAACAAGAAAGACCACCGGAGCTATGCCGAGAAACCGTATTCCTTTAACTCCTCCGCTGCTGCCGCGCACGAAGAGGCAAAAGTCGAAGAGGCGCAGGCGCAAGCCGAAATGTGGCTGAAATCCTGGGCCGCGGCAACACAAAAACAGTTCCGTTCCTGAGCCAGAATTGGTTATCGGGAGTTGATCATAAATGGCGCTAACCATTGAAAACTTGGAGATCCAGATTGAGGCCAATGCCACCAGAACAGCTTCCGGCATCGATGCCCTGACGCGTGCGCTTGAAGATCTCCGGATCGCTGTGAGCGCTCTGACCCCGCAGCTCTCACAAGCCTCAATGACATTAAGAAACATGGGCAATAGGAACGTTCCACAGGCGTCCAGGTCCTTCAATAACCTCGGAAAATCGTTTACCAAAGGCCTTGCTAAAATAACAGCCTTTACCCTCGGAATGGACAGGCTGACCGATATTTTTGCGGATGCCTTCAATGAAAGTAACGAATATATCGAGAGTCTGAACCTGTTCCGCGTGACCATGGGTGAAGGTGCCGATTCGGCTATGGAATTTGCAAATAAAATTGAAGATTTGATGGGAATTGATATCTCCGAGTGGATCACCAACCAAGGTGTATTCATGCGAATGGCGACCGGATTTGGTGTTTCTGCCGATAAGGCCGAACTGATGAGCCAGAACTTGACCCAATTGGGATATGACCTGTCTTCTTTCTTCAATACGGATATCGACACAGCGATGCAGAAACTCCAGTCCGGTATGACCGGGCAAATTAAGGGTCTGAAAGCCTTTGGTTACAACTTGTCTGTGGCTGCCCTGCAGGAAACCGCGTTTGCCCACGGTATTGAGCAGAGCGTCCGCACGATGACCGAGGCGCAAAAAGCGCAACTGCGGTACATCACGCTGATTGAGAACTCCAACGGTATTATGGGCGACATGGCCCGGACGCTTATCACCCCAGCGAACGCCATGCGTATCCTGTCAGCCCAACTGGTTCAGCTGAAACGTGCATTGGGTAACATCGTTTCCGTCATCGCCACTCAGGTCATCCCTTGGGTGCGGGCTTTTGTGGAAATCATGACCGAAGCGGCGACCGCCCTTGCACATCTTCTTGGGTTCCAACTTCCGGAGATCGACTATTCCGGTATGGATAACATTGGCTCCGATATCGAGGATGGCCTGGATGCCGCAATCGGCAGCGCTAAAGAATTGAAACGACAGCTGTTAGGCATTGATGAGTTGACTATCTTGGACAGCCCGAATTCTGGTTCCGGCGGGTCTGCCCTGGGCGGCGACTTAGGCATTGAACTACCTGAGTACAACTTTCTCGATGGCCTTACGGAGCGCACGGATGAAATCAAAAAACGATTGAAAACCATCCTGACGCTTGCGGGATTGATCGGCGCCGCATTTTTAGCTTGGAAGTTCGGCGGTGCATTCCTCTCTGGCCTAAAGGACGTAGCAACTGCCCTGGGGTATCTGCTGGGTATCACCCCTACCGTGTTGACGCAAAGCCAATCGATGATAGCTTCCTTCCTGAAGTTTGGAGCTGTAGCCGCCGTGATTGGTACTATCGCTCTGCGGTTTTTGGACCTGTATACCAACAGTGAACAATTTCGCGTTGGTGTAAAACGTGTGGGCGAGGCCTTGTCCGGTGTTTTCGGTTTTGTGAAAGCTATTCTCGTGGATGTTTGGGGTGTACTAAAAGATATTGGCCTTGCTGTCCTTGATATGCTCCCTGACAGCGTGAAAAATTACATTCTCGGTGCTCTAAAGGAGATTCAGGGATGGATCACCACACTGGATCTGGACTGGAAAGACCTATTGATTACCATTGCCGGCCTTGGTCTGATGTTCGTGCCGGGTGGACAAATCCTCGGCATTGTGTTGCTGGCCTTTGAAGGCATCAGTCGCGTTG